AGGCGGCGGCGACCCTAAAGAACTTATGTTAACTAACATGACAGATGAGTTAGAGAATTATCCTACACTTTTAAAAATGAAAGAGCATTTTGGTATTATTGGAGATCAGAACGAATTTAAAGTCCGTAGTCACACTCAATTAACTGGACAGATGTTCAACTTGCATATTGACAAATTATGGGATCGTTGTTTAGAAGATCCAGAAAAAATATGTCGTATTACATTTTTCTTAGAAGATTGGAAACCTGGACAATTTTATATGTATGGTAATTATATATATGAACGTTGGAAAGCCGGCGAAGCACATATTTTTGATTGGCCCAATGTACCACACGCAACGGCTAATACAAGTAGTTACCCGAGACCGATTATTCAGATTACAGGATTAAAATCTGATAAAACACGAGAATTAATTGAAAACGGCTCACGTGACACAGTATGGCAGATTTAAATGTTAAAACGTCACTGTATGTTTCAGCCACTTCGCAAGTGTATCGTTGGAAAAAGTTATGCTCCAGAATTTTATAACTTCATTGAAGACTCTGGTACAAGAAGTAGATGGCAACGCATAGCGGAAGAAACAGAAGAAGATTACCAACACTTAATTAACTTATTACACCAGTTTGGTGTAGAAACCATTAGACCTGTTGTAGAAGAAAAAGCAGAGTTTGTAAAAAGAAAAACCAACAACGCATTCTTTAAACAATACGGATTTCAAAATGGAGAAACAGACTTTCCTACTTTTGATTGTCTTTTGCCTCCACCAATGGAACCGCGTGATTGGTTTATGATGTTGGGTGAACAATTTATACATTGGTTGAAACCATATCAACTACCACAGTATCAAAATATATTAGACTTTGTACAAAGTCATGGTAATTCAATTAAACATAGCGATACAGTGTTAAATGCTGAAGGCTACATCACTAAGATAGGTACAAGAATCACATATAGTTTAGGAACATTTCAAAACTTTCCACTACCAACAACAGAATTTGATAAGTTTGTTAATGAATTTGCAAGTGAATATGACAATAGATATTTTGATGTTCTTGGATTCCAAGATGGGGGATATAGACCTCTTAAACCAGGTGTGTTATTAAGTTTATACGAAGCACCACGTTATGCAAGTACATTTCCAGGATGGACTGTCATTAGTGTGTTAAATGATAGTTGGGCTAAAATGGATAAGTGGTTAGAATATAAACAAAGTCGTAGTTGGAAAATGTGGAATAAAGATGCTGACCAAGAAAGAAAAGAACTTGTATATGAATGGTTAGACAACGGCTGGCAAGAATATTGCAGTCGTAATGTATTTGATGCAAACATATTAAGCATAGACGAATCAAATGTTATAGTGTTTAACGACAATCCACAAGTAAAAAAGAAGTTAAAAGAAAATGGAATTGAACAACATATCAGCCACTTTCGTCATAGGTATTTTTGGGGCGGCGGTATACATTGTATTACAAGTGACATAGACCGAGAAGGTGAATTGGAGAATTATTTTGGACACTAAAGTAAGAAGTCTTGTTAAAACTATATCTTGGAGATTAACTGGTACACTACTAACATTTTTAATAAGTTGGGCTATACTAGGCGATATTGCTACAAGTAGTGCTATTGCTATAATACAATTAACATTTAATACTTTTGCATTTTATATACATGAACGTATATGGAATTTATCTAAATGGGGAAGAAAGTGAAACCAATACTAACAATAATGACAGGACCACAAGGTAGTGGCAATCATCTATTCAGTAAAGCATTAGGTCAAAATAAAAATATTTTTGCATGGCCCAGTTTACAAGAAAAGTATTGGGAAGGGCACGACTTAGAACCATTTGCAGAATATTGGAAATACCCTAGTAGATTAAACAGATTTGACTGGACGCAGAGTTATCATTATGCAACAAGTATTAGTTGTCCATATTTTGATGATGGTAAAGAAACTATTCCAAATTATAAAAAATTCACAAAAGAAGCAAGTAAGTATGCAGATATTCAATTTGCTATAATTGGTAGAGATAGCAATATTATAAAATTACAACAAGAACGTGTAAGGGGTAAACATACTACTCCTTTTTTTATGAAAGAGATTGAATATATAATCTCAAATTATAAAACAATTTTTGCAAGTCAAGAGTTATTATACTTGTATAAATTATCTTATTTAAATTGGTTAGAAACAGAAATGGGAGTATTGCCAGTAGAACTAACTACAAACGATACTATACTTTTAAAAATATTGAATACTGACGCCAATGCAAAATATATATCACAAACAGAGTCGAAATTAGACGAAACAATAAAATTAGCAAGTAGTAAAAAAGGTGCAATATGAAAATTTTAATATTTGGTTTGCCTGGTAGTGGAAAAACTACACTAGCAAAGCCAATGGCGGACTTACTCGGTGCAATACACATTAATGCAGACGAAGTACGCAAAACTTATAATGATTGGGACTTTAGTTTAGAAGGTCGTTTAAGACAAGCCCAACGTATGCGTCATTTAGCAGACGGGGTTGTAATGGCAGGTAAAATTGCAGTTGCTGATTTTATATGTCCTACTAAAAAAGCACGGGAAGAATTTAATCCAGATTATACAGTTTGGATGAATACTATAAAAGAAGGTCGTTACGAAGACACAAATGCTATGTTTGAAGATCCACTTAATTACGATTATCATGTAGCAGATTGGTTTAATGATACACACGCACAACTATCAGAAGTTATAAAAAATTATATTCTTAGAAAAGAAAATAAACCTACAGGGAGGCTATAATGTTTGACTGGAAGAAGCCAACAACACAAATGTTAGGTAGATGGCAACCATGGCACGATGGTCATACAGAATTATTTAAACGTGCATTAGCACAATCTGGACAAGTAATTATTATGGTTAGAGATGTACAAGGAGCAGATGCCGGCATGGGTAATACTGATAATCCTTTTGATTTTAACCAAGTTGTAGTCAATATACGCAATGGTTTAGAAAAGCATGGATTTACAATGAATCAAGAGTATATTGTTATGAAAGTACCTAATATTATTGACATAAGTTATGGCAGAGGTGTGGGTTACACATTTACAGAACATGACTTAGGAAAAGAAATACATAACATTAGTGCAACAAAAATCCGTGCAAATATGCGGAATTCTGGTAAATTATAAAAAAAGATAAAAAACCGGTTGACTTTGACTATCCAATACTGTATATTAATAATTAACAACTAACACAAAAGTCTTTATAAAACTTTTGAGTTTGTGGCGGAACAACTCTTCGGCAGAGGGGTAACGCACACTAATTCTTTTTAGGCGCCCGAGTGGGTAGGTTTAAGAGGAGGTGGTTCTAGTAAATTTCATATCTAAACCTTGCAAAAAATAGATGTGATCTGCTATTAGAAAGTTGGGGGTGAGTTCACAGCAAGGCCCTCCGAACAGTTAGTTGTAACAATTATTTCACATTCAGAAAAAAAAGGTTGACTTTGGATAAGAAGATAAATATAATTGTTAGCAGTACATCAGGAAGGTGTACAAATTGCTATCATAGGCAATATTATTAATAACATAACTAGGCAAAAGAGAGGCATATATTATGGCATCATTAGCAGACATCCGTGCGAAACTACAAGCACAGGATACCCGCTCACAAGGCGGAAACCGCGGCGGCGACAACGCAATTTTCCCACATTGGAACATTTCAGAAGGACAAAGTACAACACTTCGTTTTCTTCCAGATTCCAATTCACAAAACACATTTTTCTGGGCCGAACGAGCAATGATTCGTTTACCGTTCCAGGGTATTAAAGGACAAGTAGATAGTAAACCTATTACTGTTCAAGTACCTTGTATGGAAATGTGGGAACCAGTAGGTTCTTGTCCAATTCTAGCAGAAGTTAGACCATGGTTTAAAGATAGTTCTTTAGAAGACATGGGTCGTAAGTATTGGAAAAAGAAATCTTATGTATTCCAAGGTTTTGTGCGTGATAATCCATTAGATGAGGAATCTCCAGAGAATCCAATTCGTAGGTTTATTATGGGACCACAATTATTTAATATTATCAAGGCATCTTTAATGGATCCTGATATGGAAGAATTACCAACAGATAGCAACAAAGGAATTGACTTCCGTGTTGTAAAAACTTCAAAAGGTGGTTACGCAGATTATTCAACTTCTAATTGGGCAAGAAAAGAAACTGCTCTTTCTGAGGAAGAACAAAAAGCGATTGAAACATATGGTCTATATGACTTAAATGATTTCCTTCCTAAAAAGCCTAATGAAGCCGAAGTTGGCATTATCAAACAAATGTTTGAAGATAGTGTTGATGGCAAGGCATATGACTCTGAAAAGTTTGGACAATATTTCCGACCTTCAGGAGTACAACTACCGGACAATGGTAGTGCTAAAACAGTAGAAGCGGCTCCAACGCCAACACCTACTGCAACTCAGACATCTGCTCCAGCAGAAACTGTGTCTGCTCCACAAGTTGAAGCAGTTGCAACTCCGGTTGCGGCACCAGTGGCAACACCGGCCCCAGCGGCAACAGGTGGTGAATCAGGACAACGTGCTGAAGATATTTTAGCAATGATTCGTTCAAGACAACAGTAATAAATCTAGGGAGGCGACTTCGGTCGTCTCCTATTTTTAACGTGAGAGATAAAACATGGCAAAACCGTTTGACGTAAGTAAATTTCGTAAAGATATTACGAAAAGTATTGATGGGTTAAGCATTGGCTTTAATGATCCAACAGATTGGATTAGTACAGGAAGTTATGCATTAAACTATCTAGTAAGTGGAGATTTTAATAAAGGTCTTCCATTAGGAAAAGTAAGTGTATTCGCAGGAGAATCAGGAGCAGGTAAAAGTTACTTTGCATCTGGTAACGTAATTAAATCTGCACAAGATCAAGGTATCTTTGTAGTATTAATTGATTCTGAGAATGCATTAGATGAAACGTGGCTACAAGCATTAGGCGTAGACACAGACGAAAGTAAACTATTAAAATTAAGTATGGCAATGTTAGATGATGTTGCTAAAACTATTAGTACGTTTATGAAAGATTATAGAGATATGCCCGATGGTGAAAGACCAAAGGTATTATTTGTAATTGACTCATTAGGCATGATGATGACACCAACAGAACTTAATCAGTTTGATAGTGGTGACATGAAAGGTGATATGGGTCGTAAAGCAAAAGCTCTAAAGGCATTAGTAACAAACTGTGTTAATATGTTTGGTAGTTATAATGTAGGGCTAGTAGCAACAAACCACACTTACCAATCGCAAGATATGTTTGACCCAGATGATAAAATATCTGGTGGACAAGGCTTTATATATGCTTCAAGTATTGTTATTGCAATGAAGAAGTTAAAACTAAAAGAAGACCTTGACGGAAACAAAGTAAGTGATGTACGTGGTATTAGAGCAGGTTGTAAAGTAATGAAAACTCGTTACAGTAAACCATTCGAAGGTGTACAAGTAAAGATCCCTTATGAAACAGGAATGGATCCTTATAGTGGACTTGTTGAATTGTTTGAAAAAGCCGGCTTACTTAAAAAGCAAGGCAACAGACTTGCATACAAATCAAAAGATGGAACAGAAGTTATTGAGTTCCGTAAAAACTGGACAGGTGAAAAACTTGAGATTGTAATGAAAGACATTACATCTGGAGAAACAGTTTTAGATACTGAAGAAGTAACCGAACCAGTCACAGAAGAATAAGGAGGCCTTATGGAAGAGGATATGCTACCAGAAATTTGGAATGTATTAAAAGAATATATTCCAGCAAAAGATAAAGTTACTGCGGCAGATCATTGGGTATCATCTTTAATTGACTTAGGTGTTAGTGAAGAAGCATTAAAAGAATTGGGCAAAGAAGACAATCATATTCGTGATGCAGTTCAGAACGCAATACCAGACGAAGAATTAGTAGATGACGAAGATCCTTACGGAGACGAATAATGAGTTGGTATGGTAAAGTAACACACGATATATCAAAGTTACCAGATTTCATTTTACATTTTGAAAAAGAACTAGATGAAGCAAAAAGAGATGTAGGTATCTACGGTATTGTAGAAAAAAGTATTCGTGCTTTACCAGGGGTAACTGAGCACCGTTTTAATCAACTGCAAGAAGTTGAAGCGGTGCTCAACCATCTTAATATTCAATTAAGAAAAATTCGAAGAAAACATTTTCAAAAATATCTTGAAACATATCAAAGAGCATTAACAAGTCGTGATGCTGAAAAGTATGTTGATGGCGAAGATGAAGTTATTGACTTTGAAACATTAATAAATGAAGTTGCGTTATTGCGTAACAAATGGCTTGGAATAATGAAAGGCCTAGATGCAAAACAATGGCAACTAGGACACATTGTTAAACTTAGAACAGCCGGAATGGAAGATGTATCATTATAATACAAGTAAAAAAGCAGTAGAAATACTGTCTGAATACAATAAATTCTCAAAAGAGTATAGTAAATATGTTACTGCATTTACTGAAGAAGATAATGAGAATCCAGATTGCGTAAAATTTAAACAACAAAAATATACATTAGATCAACTAGCAGAAGATTTAAATCGCAGTTTTAAAAAAGTAAGTTCAGATGTATTTGACCAAAAAATATTAAATACAGAACGTAAGTTAGAACAAGTAAAAGTTGATTTTATGAAGGGAATGTTGAATAATGGATTTCTTATTAAGTAACCCAGCCAATTCTAGACTACACAGTCTTAATTTTTTACAACAAATATACGGATACCCTGAAATGCTAGAAAGTATTGACAGTGTATTAGATGTTGGAAGCCGAGATGGACATGATGCATTTTGGTGGGCAATGTGTGATGACGGTGATGAAACAAATCCAATTCCGCTTAATATCAATGTCACTGCACTAGATAAAAATCCTATTTGGAATACAGACTTTGAACATAAAAATATTAATAAAGTAAAAGGTGACTGGGATGAAATTACATTTGATAAAAAGTTTGATGTAGTTTGGGCTCATAGTGTTTTACAAGAAGCAAAAGATCCATTAAAATTTTTACATAAAATGAATAAAGTTTGTTCAGACGGGGGAGTTTTATGTTTAAGTTTTCCAAGTAATGTTAATACCTTCTATGGAGAACCTGATCATAGAGTGTATGATACTGCAACACATCATATTACTATTGTAAGTTTAATTCATATGTTGGCACTGAGTGGTTTTAATACGAGAGACGGATTTTTACATAAACAACCTAATACTAACATCATTAATGCATTTGTTTACAAAGATTCAAATGACATTTATGATTATAATGAAAAGACAATAAGCGATTTATTAGAATTAATGCCTGAAATTTGTTCTGAACAAATAAACAAATTTGGGTACTTAACAAACAAAGGATTGCTATTAAAATGGTTATCTGGCACTATTGTAGACTATTCAAATGTCTAACATATTGTAGCACAACTAGATAAGTACTAATATGAAGAAACTTGTGCTAGTAACGGGCGGATTTGACCCCTTACACGACGGACATATATCCTATTTTATCGATGCTAAAAAACTCGGCGACAAGTTAATTGTAGGCGTTAACAGTGATGAGTGGCTCAGACATAAAAAAGGCAAAGAGTTTCAAAGCCTAAACATTCGTAAAACAATCATAAAACATTTAGACATGGTATCTGATGTCATTGAATTTGATGACACTGACGGCACAGCCTCCGGTGCTATAGAACTCTTACTAAAAGAGTACCCGCATGATGAAATCGTTTTTGCCAATGGAGGAGACCGGGTAGAAGAATCAACACCTGAAGTTAAAAGATTTGCATCCAAAGACAGAGTGTCATTTAAATTTAATGTAGGTGATGAAAAGAAATATGGTTCTCGCGATTTCCTTGCTTCTTGGGTAAATGCAAAAACAGATAGACCATGGGGTCATTATAAAATTTTATATAGAGACGACGG